GGTTGTAAGAGTTATGTAAACGGACATAACTTATCGAATTTTTGTACAGTAGGCGGCTGTGGTGGCTGGATGTGTAACGGAGATGCATGGGGTCCAAGGCATACACACTTTGGTTGTGAAAACTGTAATAGATGTGGTATTTTTGGAGCAGATTTTGGAATTATGGGATCAACAGGATGGGAACCAGGACACGGTGGATGTCACTGTTGGTATACATATTCAGGATCAGGACAACCTCCATTAATTGGTAAAATGTCCGTAAGTGTTACTAACGAAGCATGGTGCTCATGTGGTTGTCACGTTGAATGGCCATCAGGCGGAGGAATGCCTGGAGTAAGTTCATACTGTAACAATTGGGCAAAATGTTGTGCAGGCGGTTCAGGGCAAGGCGGCTCAGGCGTTGTTCGAATAACCTTCATGTAAATGATAAATAGTTTTAGGAGCTGAAAGATATGAGAAAAATAGAAAAAACATTTACTTACCCAGTATGGGACGAGTGGAGAAAAAATAGTTTTGCTAACGGCAAAACCGGCACCTTTACATATAAAGGTCCTGAGTTTTTAACGTTTGAAGTAGGTAATGACCCTGCAGATACAGACAACTACGGTAAAGAATCTGGTTGGTGTTTATGGGAAAAAGCGGATCTTGAAAGACCAACTGCCGCAGATATTACAAGAATTACTGTTGACTGTAAAGAAAATCCTTTACTATGTGAAATCGGTAACGATGACGGTAAAGAAGAAGGTGTAATACTAAGACGTCAAAGAGAATGGAAAACACTTTGGGACGCTCCTGAAGGTTATCCAGATGTAGAATTTACAGATGACGTAGAGCCTAGAGATATCTATGACGAAAGCAACATTACTTACGACTTTGATAAACAAGAATTTAATATTGGTATACATGATTGGGCCGCTACAGGCACAAAAATGGATCTAACATGGGACGAAGTTAGAGATGTTAGAGACCAAGAACTACACGATACAGATGCTAAAGTTGGACAGTCTGATGCTCCTCAAGCAATCCAAACAGCATGGTTAGAGTATAGAGAAAAATTAAGAGACCTGCCAGCAAAAATGAAAGCAATGGGTTTTGAACCATATCAAGCAGTTATGATGTTTCCATTAGGTGTACGTGATATGCGTGATCCAGAAGCATCATCAGATCCAAACGATCCATATAGAGATGGTGCATTTGCTATTGATGTTGGGATTGCCGCTCAAAAGGCCGCAGGTAAAAAATAAATTTAGCATTATAAATTAATAAATTAAGGGCCACTAGGCCCTTTTTTTATGACTACCAGATCAGCGTCTTGTAAAGTATCCTACCAATAAATATTTGCACTATACAGGAGAAAACATTGGAACGCAAAAAAGCATATTTTATGAACGGTGGAGCAGGCAGAGTTGTTGCAAGTATTCCAGCGTTTGAAAAACTCTACAAAGAAGATAAAGATTTTATCATTGTTTGTGAAGGCGGAATGGACTTTTATAAAGGACATCCACAACTACACGAATTAGCATACGATAATTGGCACAAAAACTTATTCAAAGATTACATTAAAGACAGAGATATTGTAAGTCCTGAACCTTATAGAGTTTGGGAATACTATAATCAAAAATGTAGCCTAGCACAAGCATTTGACATTGCTATAAACAATAAAGGCGTAAGGGATTTACCTGACCCAACTATACATATGAACAAGCATGAACTTGTACAAGGGTATAAAGTTGTTGAAGAAATCAAAGCAGTAACTGGTAAAGACAAAGTAGTAGTGTTTCAACCATTTGGACGCACAGCTGAAAACATGGGCGACTTTGTAATTGATGGCACAAGTAGAAGTTTTCATCTAAATGATGTTATTCGTATTTGTAAAGATTTGCGTGATGATTATGCTGTAATTGTAATGAGTGAGTTTCCGGTTATAATAGAAGAAAATACAAAAATTCCTGTAGCAGTTCCACAAATTCCTGATGTACGAGTATGGTCAAGTGTAATACAAATTGCTGATCACTTTATTGGTTGTGATAGTTTAGGACAACATATGGCAAAAGCATTAGGAACTACATGTACAAGTGTTATTGGAAGCACATATCCGATTAATATTTCTTATCCAGATTCTCCTGATTTTGATATTATTGATCTAGGTGAAGGTAAACGTAAGTTTAGTCCTATTAGGCTTACAATGGAAGAGGAAATAGAAAGGTACAATGATGAAGTTATGGAACTTAATGACGAGAGTTTTAAAGAAATTATTACAAGTGTTCGTAAAAGACTCGGCAAACCAAGAAGCTACACAGGAAACTACAAACCGCAAGAAACCCAATCAGAAAACGTGTGCCCAACTCATGGAGTAGTACACGCAGATGGTGCAACACACGGTAATGCACAACAAGCAAAAATACTAGGTAGAACAGGTCAATAGAAGATGTCAGATACCAGTCGCATAGATAAAAGTAACCCAGAAAGTTTTTTAGATAACATGTATGATACCATGTTTAATCCACAGATTCAAGCAGTGAAAGCTATTGATACCTGGGTCGTAGACGATTTATATTATCCAGGATATAAAAAATTTTTAAACCTATTTGAGAAATTTGACGATAGACACATAGACTATGGCAACGGAACATTATATTACAAAAACAACATGAAATATCCTACAGATATTGATCCAAAATTAGATTATCATGCATGGATTAAATTTCAATTACAAAATGTTCCAATAACAGTAAAAGAATTTAAGAAAGCATGGGGTGTAAAATATCCACCTGGTGGATATAGTGGCTTACATTGCCATCAACCTGGCAAGCAATTAACTAGTGTTATGTTCTTAGATACCCCTAAGCCTAGTATAGATTATCCATTAGCAGGAAGTTTAACAACTTTACAGCCAACACCCGACAGCACAATTAATTATTTACAACACAAACCTATTGCAGGTAGAGTAGTTATTATGGACGGCAAAGTATTTCACGGAACTTATCCTACACTAGAAGATAGGCATGTATTTGTTTGTGATTTTGAGTATGAAGGTAAACTTTGCTAATGATTGATGTATATTGGTCTCCAGTAATTAATGTTCAAGATAATCAAGAATTCGTATCTGAGCTGAAATATTTTGAACCAGAGACAATTTACAAGGATATTAAGCCTAGAGAATTCTTTGGATTAGGTGCAGGCATGTGTCCTGCTATTGTAGACGAAGCAAAAAACACATTTAGAGCAAAAAGTCCTATAGATTTTCATATAAAGTTTGATTATCAAAATGAACAAGTTACTAGTAAGTATGATATTGACCCAAATTTCTTATTGAACTATATTGGCGGACCAAATGATGAAAATGTACATCAATTAGATCACCCGTGTTTATTATTCTTTAGTGCAAAACCATTAACAATGACACAATTACATCCTTACTACGAAGAGACTCAGTTCTCGTCAGTTACAATGGGAATTGCAGGTACATACAATATAGCCAGTTGGATAAGACCGGTACGTCCAGCGTTTAAATTTAAGAAAAATGAAACCGAAATTGATATTTCTAGGGGTGATACGTTGTGTTACTTTAAGTTTAACACAACAGAAAAAGTTAGGATGGTAAGATTTGATAGTGCTAAGTTATTTGAATCTAAGACAGGACCAGTAATGCAGTGCTTAGGATATAAAAACTTAAAAGCAAAACGCTTTTTACCTACACCGTTGCAAGAATGCTATGATGCATTTAACAACGCAAGGTATAAAAATAGGTTATTAAACTATATAAAGGAAAACAAAGTATGACACAGTGGATTGGAGCAATTACAAGAGGACACAACGGTGGAGCCGTATTACTAAAAGACGGACAAATTGTGTTTTCAATCGAAGAAGAGCGTCTTACTCGTAAAAAATATGATGGCGGACCACTTGCCGCAATGGTAAAATTTCTAGATTACACAGATAAGTTAGATTATCTAGTTGTAGCACATACACAACCATTAGCTGAATCTAGTAGGATTGACTTTAGTGGTGGAGATATGTATACAGGACTAGCAAGAAAGCTAGGATTGATTGATAGGAACGATAATGCATACACACCTGACGGACAACATAATCATAGACAAGTAATTGATCTTAGCCATATTCATCATAAGCTACATGCGGCCTGTGCATTTTATCGTTCAGGTTTTGAGTCAGCAGTAAGTGTAATTGTTGACGGTGCAGGAACATTTATACCAATGAATATTAATATGGGTGTTTTCAACGAAGAGTACATGACCTGGGAATGTGAAAGTATCTTTAGTTGTGAATATCCTGATGCATTTAAAACTTTATACAAACATCAAGGAGGAAATGGTCCATATCCGGGAACACGTATTCCATACATTCCTTCAGAACGTGAAGGTGAAGAAGGATTTCATGAATTAGTACTTGATGATGCGGCCGGTATTGTTAAAGCATATGAAGCTGTTACACAATATTGTGGATTTCAACCTATTGAAGCAGGAAAAACAATGGGTTTAGCCCCGTATGGCAAACCTAATTCAAAAATTCCACCAATTTACACAGATGGCAATGGCGGACAATGGACTTCTGCAGATAGAAGTGTTGTAATTCCTACGTATCCGAATGCGGCTCTAGTAAATGAAGCGAAATATGAATATTTACAAACAGGCCAAGACGTTATTGATAGTAAGACTGACCTAACTACTCAAGAAAACCGTAGAGACTTAGCCTATGCAGTACAAGAAGGTTCGCAACAACAAGTTTTGAACCTAATTATGAAGGCAGTTGAAATGACCGGTAACAAAAATGTTGTTTTAAGTGGAGGTTATGCTTTAAACTGTGTAGCAAACTACTGGTACTTAGATAAACTTAATAAAGAAGGTATAAATCTATATGTGGAGCCAGTAAGTAATGACGCTGGTACAGCAATGGGTGCGGCTATGTTAGTATATCATCAAACCACCAAAGACAAAACTGTAAGAAACTATGCAGAAACAATTTACGAAGGTTTCGAATACACATACACTGAAAAAGAAATTGAAGACACTGCTAACAAGTATGGAGCAACTATTACTGATGCTGATAAAGAATTAGTTGTAGAAATGATTAGAAACAAGAACATTGTTACTATGTTTCAAGGTAAAAGCGAAAACGGACCACGTGCATTAGGTAATAGAAGCATATTATTTGATCCAACATTTGAAGACGGCAAGGATTATGTAAACAAAGTAAAGCGTAGAGAGTATTTTAGACCCTTTGCTGGAACAATTATGTTAGAGCATGCACATGAATGGTTTGATATGCGTGGACTAGAGCAAACACCGCATATGATGTATGCTATGGATTGCCAAGACGGTGTAGCCGAGAAGATTCCAAGTATTATTCATGTTGACGGAACATGTAGAATACAAACTGTAACTAGAGAACAGAACAAACACTACTACGAGCTTATAGAACAATTCCATAAAGTAACAGGAGTTCCAATTATTTTTAATACTAGTTTTAATTTAGGTGGTGAACCACTAGTTGAAACACTAGATGATGCTGTACGTACACTTTATAATAGTGAGATGGAGTATTGTTACTTACCTGAGTATGGCAAGCTGATTGAAATGAAGAACTAATGTTAGTAAACTTATATTCTATACCTGTATATAAGACTAAACTATCAGAGCATGAACAAGTACAGGAAGATTTTTCAGAGATACTAGACAGTGATGAATATTTTAATAAAGTTTCAACATGGTATAGTCCAGTAGACACTACATATGGTAATCCTGAAGCAACAAACTTGCCTTTTAAAACATTTATTAGATCAGCAGTTGAGGGGTTAAATCAATACCTCGAAAACTTTAGTATAGACTTACCTTTAGATTACAGAATAGAATGTTGGGTAAACAGATATAAAGAAAAACACTACCAAGAGGTACATAATCATGTCGGAGTAGCACAAATTAGTTGTGCGTATATGATGCACACTCCTGAAGACAGTGGGAACTTTGTATTCTACAACAAAGCGTATGACTTTATGCATCATTCAGGGTTACCAGCATTGTCTACACAACCTTTTAGATACAATAATAGAGTTACTCCACCATTAGAAGAAGGCGACATTGTATTTTTTCCAAGTAACCTCGAACATTATGTAACAAGTAACACAAGTGATAAAGTTAGATCTACTATAAGTGCAAATTTTGTATTATCGGAGAAACAAAATGATTAAAAATACTATAAACGAAGATACTATATTTGAAATCAATCCAGACTATAGTGTTTCTTTACAAAAGTTTGGTCCGCTAAAGCAAACTGTTGTAATAGTAGACGAATTTTATAAAAATCCATATGACGTGAGACAACTTGCTTTGAATATTCCAGCATCTCGCAACAGACGTATAAGGGGAAACAATCCTGCTTACAGAATAAATGCTTTTTATGAATTAGAGAGTATGGCGTGGATTTATGATCAGTTATCAAGGCAATATTTTCCTGAAATTACTAACATGTGGGATCCAGAATACATGCATAGAAGTTTTATGAATGCAACATTTATGGTAAATGTTATGCAAACAGAAACATTACCACCAATTTGTCCGCATATGGATAATACAAGTGGAGTTAATCTAGCATCTACAATATATTTGAATGATGCAAATGAGTGTGCTGGTGGAACAAGTTTTTATACATTTGGAGAAAAAACATTTTACAGTGATCCTAATGTAACACATACATATGATGTTGAAGGTAATATGCCTGTTACAAAATATATTAACGATAGCATACATGACTGGAAAATGATTGGTATGGTTCCGATGATTTTTAATAGAATGGTTTTATATAACCAAGCTATGTTACATAGTGCATATGTAAAAGAAGGAATGTTTGTAGGTGATAACTATAGGTTAAATCAACAGTTTTTTATATAGGAGAATAGCATGGATGATAATTATGATGGAGTTGAAGTATATGATAATGTGTATCCGATTGATTATTGCAAACAAATAATCAAAAGATTTGAAGAATTGTCTTCAATGCAGATGACTGCAATACAACAGCAAGGTATTGATAGAAATCAAGACGAACGTATATACATGGACTGGGCAAATCACAACAGTCATTACCATGCTGACGAAGATTTATGTAAATTTTTCTTTGAAACACTGAACAAAACATATTTAGAAAAGTATAAAAAGAAATATGAGAGCTTAGGATTGCTATTCCAACATACAGCAAAAGGTATGAGCGTCCAAAAAACAAAACCACACCAAGGATATCATGCATGGCACTGTGAAAATGCTGATGTGGCATCAAGCACAAGAGTATTAGCATACACATTATATTTAAATGGTGTTGAAGAAGGTGGAGAAACAGAGTTTTTATACCAAGGACATAAAGTACAACCTGCCCCGGGTAGATTAGCTATCTTCCCTGCTTCGTTTACACATCCACATCGAGGCAATCCTATATACAAAGGTGTTAAGTACATTATAAGCGGATGGTATACATTAGACCACTAGGAACAAAATGAAAATAGTAGTAGTAGGCGGTGGCACAGCAGGATTTGTTTCCGCATTAATATTAAAAAAAAGTTTTCCTCACTTTCAAGTAGACGTTCTACGGTCAAAAAAAATTGGAACAATTGGTGTGGGCGAAGGAAGTACCGAACATTGGTCTGCATTTATGGACTATGTAGGAATCCAAACAGCTGATCTAATAAATCATTGCGGTTCAACTTTCAAAACAGGTATTATGTTCGAGGATTGGGCTACAAAGCCTTACCTACAAAACGTACACGATCCATTTGTTGCTGAACAACTAGGAGTACCTATTGCGTATGCAAAACTAATAGGAGAAAATGTTGATCCTCGTGACTTAACTGGAGATTACTTATGGGAAAACAATGTACCATTCAATAAATTTATGGAAGAACGTCCTAATGACACAGGTGTAAGCCAATACCATTTCAATACAGAAATGTTAAACAACTTTCTAACAAGTAAAGCAAAAGAAATGGGCTGTACTGTAATTGATGATGAAATAGAAAATGTAAATGTTAGTGAATGGAACAATATACAAAGTATATCAAGTAAGACTGACAAGTATGAATACGATTTCTATGTTGACTGTACAGGGTTTGCACAATTATTAATTAAAGAACTTGGTGCAAAGTGGCAAAGTTACAGTAAGTATCTTAAAATGAAAGAAGCTATAGTATTTCCAACTCCAGAAGAAGATGAAGTACCACTATGGACACTTGCAAAAGCAATGAATGCTGGATGGATGTTTAGAATTCCTGTTCAAGGACGTAAAGGTAACGGATACATTTTTGATAGTGACTTTATTACAGCAGAAGAGGCACAAAAAGAGGTTGAAGACTATCTCGGTCATAGTGTTGAAGTAAGAAAAAATATTAAATTTGATCCAGGAGCATTAGACAAACCTTGGATTGGTAATGTATGTGCTATAGGATTAAGTGCAAGTTTTGTAGAACCATTAGAAGCAAGTTCTATTGGTACTAGTATTAATCAAAGTTTCTTACTAGCACAGCGTATTGTCAATTATAATAAAGAAACTATTGATAGATATAATTTAGAAGTAAATTCTATAATGGATAACATTAGAGATTTTATTGTGTTACATTATATTACAGATAGAAAAGACACACCTTTCTGGCAAAGTGTATCTAATATGTCATTACCAGATTCTCTAGCTACAAATTTACGTATGTGGAAACATAGAATGCCTGTAGCAGACGATATGACTGCACATACAAAAAAGATATTGTTTAATGAATACAATTACGCTATAGTGATGCACGGTTTAGGATTGTTTGATAATAGCAGTATAATGAAACAATATGAACAGATGCCTGAGGGTGCTAAACAACATGTAGAAAATTCAATTCAGCATAAACTACAATTCGACAATACAAAAACAATTCCGCACAAGATGATGTTACAATTATTGCGGAGATTAACATGAGAGTCTTTGCCTTCGGCTGTAGTTTAACACAATATTTTTATCCTACTTGGGCTGATATCTTAATACATCATTATAAAAAAGAAGGTGCTACTTCTGGAGAGAACTGGGGACGTAGTGGTGCAGGTAATCAATATATTTCAACTCGTCTATGGGAAGCACATACTGAACATAAGTTTACAAAAGACGATATAATATTATTACAGTGGTCTAGTTTTTTTAGAGAAGATAGATATCATATGGGTAAGGGTTGGCATACTCCTGGAAACTTTAGTCAAGCAACTATTATTGATAACGCTTTTGTTTTGAATAATTATCGTTATGAAAGTGTGTGGGAATGGGCAGATTTGATGTGGGCAACTATGCGAGATTGTGCTACAATAAGTAGTTCACACAAAGCACTTCAACAAATTGGCTGTAAGGTTATATCTACAGGATTTAGAGATTATATGGAAGGTTGGGAAGAGCAAGCACCCAACTTCAACACCAATAACAAATATTTAGAAATGGAAGACATAAGAGCTGTATTAGAAAAGTATAAAGAAGATATAAAAACAACATGTCCTCCAATACTTAATGCATTAAACTTTGGCATTGACAATGAATTTTTTGAAACAAGGCCAACTAGTGTACCAAGTCCTAATCCTGAACATTTACATATGCATCAGCCAGAAGTCCATCCCCTTACACACGAAGCGGCAGACTTTGTAGAAAAAAATATTTGTAAATTAAATAATGACACACTTGAATTTGTAGACAAATGGAAACAAACACTTTCAGTTGATCCTATATTATTATATGAACTTGACTGGTTTAATAAAGATATTTACGGCTGGTCAGATGATAGATGGAGACCTTAGATGAGTACCCCTGTAATTGGTTTAGATAGAGACGGAACTATTAATGAGGACATAGGTACATATGTTACTAAGCCCGAACAGTTCAAGCCTATAGAAGGTAGTTTAGAAGCAATAAAAATGATCCGTAACAAAGGTTACGATGTAGTAATATTAACAAATCAAGCAGGCATCATGAAGGGAATATGTGATGCTGTTGATGTGGATATAGTACATAATTATATGCTTGAATTGCTAGGTAATATTGGGTGTAGAAGTATTAACGGATTATATTATTCAACAACAAACCTGAAGGATGATGTATACGCTAAACCAAACACTGGTATGTTTAAAAGGGCGGCCGCTGAAGTTGGTGTTAATTGGAAGAATGGTGTATATGTAGGGGATAAAATTACTGATTTGAAAGCCGCAGTTAAAGCAAAAGCAAAGCCAATACTTGTACGCACAGGATATGGTGTAGAAACTAGCAAAAAATTAAACACGTTTGCTAATAAAGACCTAAAGAAGCAGACAGAAGTGTATGATAACCTTCTCCAGTATGCTCATAGTCTTATAGATTTAACTTAAATTGTACTGTTACATATCTTTGTAAAACGATAAATACAATATGGAGCATGAACAATGAATAAACTTCTGACAAATCTTTTCACTAAAGGACCCAATAATACAATAAGTCTGCCAGATCGATCTAGTTTTAGCTACAGAGGTAGCTGGATTGGTGTACAGTATAATACTGTAGTAGACTCATTTCATGTAGGTGAATTCAGTAGTGCAGTGTATCGAATTACAGTAGAATTTGACTCAAACGAAAAAGAAATAATGCAACTATCAGTAGTTGCTCGACCAGATAGAGCTGTAGCTAGTATTTTTGGGCGTTCTAGTATTAATCAAGAGTTGGTTAATATATCTGTAACAGTTGATCAAAGTATTTGTAAGATTAATGCAAGCCCTACATCAAGTTCGTATGCAGGCGCAAAGTTAATTTTTCATGCTACATATGCAAAAGCAATACATCAGCTAACTCCTCCTGCTATAGTCGCAGAGACATCCAGTGTGGAGTCATCTGGTATAAATACTTTTGATGCAACAAGTACGTATTTTGATAATACAAACATAACATTTGATAAGGTGTAAGGAATGGCAAAATCAACAATTAACTTAGGTACAGCCGCAAACGACGGTACTGGTGATAGTCTTAGAGCAGGTGCTACTAAGGTTAATGCTAACACCGACGAGCTGTATAATGCTTTAGGAGATGGTATCAATCTAAAAGATATGATCAATTCTAGCATGGAACTTGATGTTCCAAATGACGACACAAAAATTAACAAGGTATCATTTCATGCCGCAACGTTAAACCAAATGAACGCAATTAGCACAAGCACATATCATGGTGCAATGCTACACGTTCATGAAGGCGGAACAGTTTATGTTGCACACGCAGGTGCATGGCATAAAATGCTTTTAGATGCCAGCGGAGGAGCAATAGCAAACTACACTGATCCACTTAAAAGTGTTGCATATGTAGGTAACATTAACTCCCTTTCAGATGTTGATACAACATCACAAGCACCACAAACAGGTAACGTTCTTAAATGGGACGGTGGTAAATGGGCACCAGGCGTTGATACAACTTCAGGTGGAGGCGGAACAGACGCAGACACATTAGACGGATTTGACAGTGCATACTTTACAAACTACGATAACTTAAACAACAAGCCAACCATTCCTAGTGCTATAACTGATTTAAGTATTGTAGACGGTACAAGTGGACAAGTTTTATCTGCTAACGGTAACGGAACATTTGCTTTCATTACACCTGCCGCTAGTGGATTACAAAACATTTTCCAAAAAGTTGATGGAGACACAGGAACAACTACAGCTAACTCAACAACAGATACATTAACACTTCAAGGTGGTACAAATATTACAACTAGTATTGTTGGTGACACTGTTACTATTAATTATAGCGGTGATGCACTAAGTGGTGAAGCTAACCAAAACGCATTTAGTAATGTTCAATCAGACAGCGGATTAGCAGAAGCTGACAGTAAAACTGATACTCTTACAATTTCAGGTGGTACAAATATTAGTACAGCAGTAGTAGGTGACACCTTAACTATTAACGGAACTGTACCAACTTTTGCAAGTTTATCTGACACAGACTTAACTGGCACAAGTACTGGTAATACATTAGTATACAACGGAACAGCTTGGGTTGACACAAACTTTACTATTGATCAAATGGCTTATCCTGCAATGACAATGTTAAACGTAACAGCAGATAGTAACAACGGATATAAATTTAGTCAATATGGAAACACAGAAGATCCTACAATTTATGCTTTGGCAGGCGCAACTATTGCATTTAAAATTAACAGTGGATCAAATCATCCATTCCAAATTGAAACAAGTGGAGGTACAGCATACAGTAATGGACTTGTACATGTTGCACTAGATGGAACAGTTTCATCAGGATCAGATGCACAGGCTAAAACATCAGGAACACTTTACTGGCAAGTACCAGCTAACATCAGTGGCAACTATGCATATCAATGTACAGTACACGGATCAATGAATGGTACTATTGTAGTGAAACAGTTAAGTGCAATTTAAGAAAGTAGAAAATAAATGGCAACTATAAACGATAAATTCCAAGCACAGAACGGATTTGAAAGTCCTAAATTTTCAGTTGATACCGCAGGTAAAATTACTACTGAAACACTTGACGTTAAAACTATTCTGTTAAATGGATCACCGTTTGTTGCTTATGTTCCTCCTGAGGATCAAGAAAGTGATGATACTGGTACACAAGTATCAAACAGTTTTGAAAGTCTAGCTGTAACAGGCGGAATTTTTAAAGTCAATTACCTAGGAAACACTGCAATTTCTGTTTTGAACGGTCAAGTAACTGTAAATAGTATAGGAGTTATACCAGGTAGTATTGACAATGTAGAAATTGGATATAACACGCCTTCACAGATTAAAGTACATACAATTGATATGGCGGCGAATCCAGATAGTACAGCATCGACTATCAATATGAATGGTGCTTCAGTAAAAGGCGATGTAAATATTGCTAACAACGTGGTACTGACTAATCAGCCTACTGTAGGCACCCACGCAACAAGTAAAGGTTATGTAGACGCAACGGCAACCGCCCTTGCTGTAGCATTTGGAGCATAGAGAATGGCTAAGAAAAAGATTTATAATTACAAGTT